TGGGCTAGAGGGTCTGCGAGGAAGTGGCAGACAGCGAGGGTCGACACCTGCGATAGCCGAGTAGTTTGGTACAAGCCAGCTATTCAGATTTTGCAACAAGATACATCACTTGTAGAAATCATCACCTCGGTGATGTTGGTCGTTCTATTGTCTTTAGGATAAAAAATGTTAATAAAAGAAAATGGTAAGTATGTATGGGTCGATAAACCAAAATCGCCAGAGCTTGTAGAGAAAATACAAAAACACCTAGATCATCTAGCGTCTTGCAAGCAAGAAGAAACTGAAATATTTGGCATAGCGTACAAGGTAGAAGATAATAAATATTGGAAATAGATATATACAAAATATATAGTTATCTAAATATTTACCTACAAGTTGTATTTTGTAACATAAACATTACCTAAAGGTAGTTAATGTATTAAATATGGATCATTATGGATGAACAAACATACAGAGAACAGGCTCTACAATTCTTAGAGAAAGAGGATCGTTTTGCTTGTAATGCCTTTCCCTGTCTAGGAGACGATAACGGACATGGGTTTGATGAACACTATGTTTACCATGTTGCCTGGGCAGTTAGAAAGATCAACGAAGTAAACCCCAAGATCCATTACGACATTAGCTCATCTCTACATCTCTGCACTACCTTAGCTGCTACCATTCCCACTAAGTTTTTTGACTATCGCAAACCAAACCTACAAGTACCAAATTTGTTAGTAGGCAGAATAGACATTAGCGTAGAAAACCTAGACTTTGTAGAGTCTCTTTCTTGTTGCCATGTTGTAGAACATATTGGTCTTGGTAGATACGGAGATCAGCTAGACAATACAGGCGATCTAAAAGCCATTCAAAACCTCAAGAAAAGCGCAGGAAAGCATTTATTTTTTGTTGTGCCGGTAGGTATCCCCTGTGTGGAATTTAACGCCCATAGGATCTATAGCCCTGTTTATATCGCATCTTTGTTCCCAGAGTTCAAGTGCCAAGAGTTTTACCTTATTCCGAACAACGGAGAAAAGCCAAGTGTCAGTCTTATACAAGAGTTAGACCTACCTTATGCCTGTGGATGCTTTCACTTTATTAGGGAAAATACTTAGGACTTATTTGTAGAACTCGTATAAGATTATTAAAGTTACAAAGGGGAAAAAATGATTATTAAATCTGAGTTTTGGTATATTCTACAAAAACATATAGAGCTAAGAAAGAAAAAGTGAGTGCTTGGCTTATTATCGTTACCGGCTTGATCTATGCCTATATTGGGTGCGAACAAGCCCTAAAAGGGAATGTGCCTATGGCAGTTGTATATACAGGATATGCGTTTAGTAATGTGGGTCTCTACATCTTGGCGAGTAAATAATGCATTGGAATCATAGAGTGGTAGACTTTTCAGACGAAAACGATGGAAATCCTTGGGTCGAGGTGTGCGAGGTCTTTTACGACAAGAACTATGAGCCTTATCTGTACACAGCCAGAGGTGTTGGTGTGATGGGAGAGGACTTAGAAGAAGTAAAGCAGAATTTATTTCGTATGTTAGATTGCTTAAATAAGCCAGTTCTTATGAAAGCAGACTTTAACAAAAACATAAAGGTGTGGATGGATGTTGATACAGATCAAACGGATTAGAGAAAACATAGATGGCTCTGCTAATGTAGAGGTAGTGTTTGATAGTCAGGGTCATAAGATGTTGTTGCAACATGGTTTAGAAAGTATGTTGGTGAAGGCAATAGAAAACATGAAAGGGAAAAGTGATGGAGTTCAATCTGTTTTGGGCGCAGTATCCCAAAAAGGTCGGAAAGCTAACAGCAAGAAGATCGTGGGAAAAACTAAGTCAGGAAAATCAACAAAAGGCACTAGAGGCAATAGTAGAGCATCGAAAATACTGGACAGCAAAGGGAACTGATTGGGAGTTTATTCCTCATGCCTCTACTTGGCTAAATCAGGAAAGGTTTGAGGATGAGCTTGTTATCGAGCAGAAAGAAAACAAGAGACCACCTTTACCTTGGTATGCAAGCGATGAACTAACATTAGCCAAGGGCAGAGAACTAGGATTAAACCCATATGCAGGAGAAACCTTTGCCCAATTTAGAGCCAGACTTTCGGCTAAGATCGGCAGTACGGCAACTCTGTAAGTGGAGAGCAGTTTGGGGTCTGACAAAGTGGAGAAAGTATTTATCAGACCATACGATAGATAAAGACCTATTAGTTCTATATGGGGAACAATGGTCTAAAGGGAATAAAGGGGAGTGGGGAACATGGATATAGATCCAACAAAAGCAGTAGAGTACATAATGAAGTATTCGGGAGACTTTGCTAAAGCCAAGGCAAACAGAATCTACCTAGAAAACTTCCTAAAGTCTAAACGCAGTATCCTTATGTCTAAGTCATCGGCTAAGTCTGTCGCAGCAGCAGAAGTAGATGCCTATGCTGATCCTGAGTATATAGGTCTCCTAGAGGGCTTAAAAGAGGCTGTGGAGTGCGAGGAAAAAATCAAATGGATGCTGACAGCAGCACAACTCAAAGTCGAGATATGGCGCAGTTTAGAGGCTACCAATCGGTCTGTAGATAGTCATGCTCGATAGCGACTTTGTTTACATCTGGGCATTAATTGTGTTTCTTATTGTTTACATTTCTATAAAGATTGGTACAAAATAGTGGACTCTACAAATTACAACTTATACCTTAATAGGTATAACGAGATGCTAAAGACAGCACACCATTTATCTCAGTTGCTAAAGAAAACAAGAGAAGAAAACGAATACCTTAGAAAATGTATAGAAACAAAAAACTCCTAGAAATTGCTAGACTATTACCATGTCAACATTGTGGGATAGAAGATGGAACTGTCGTGGCTGCACATTCCAACCAGTTACGAGATGGCAAAGGTCGTGGACTTAAGGCATCCGATTTTCGCATTGCAAGCCTCTGTTTTCGCTGCCATGCGGAAGCCGATACATCTAGCACACTTACAAAAGTCGCAAGGATTGAGATGTGGGAACAGGCGCACCGAGCAACCATTGGTGAACTTTTTGAACGGGGATATATTGGGGTGATGAAATGAAAAACAAACAAAATACTTTTGATTTTGGGTATTTTGTAGATGAGCCACCAAAAGTATTAGAAATATCTTTGCATGATGCAAAAGCATTTATTGAAACATGGCACTACAGCAAAATTGTTCCAGCCGGTCAAAATATATTTTTTGGGTGGTTTTTAGAAAATGATTTGTATGCAGTTGCCAACTATGGAATTGGGGTTAATACTTATCAATCTAAATTTTTATCAAAAATTACTAATTTTGAAATTACTGATGATAATTTAGTTGAACTTAAAAGATTATGTAGAAAAGAACCAAGAAATGATAATTTTCCACTAACTAAATTTTTAAGCATTTGCCACAAAAAATTAAAAAAAATGCAATATAAATTTGTTGTTTCTTTTAGTGATCCTGAACATAAACATAATGGTGGAATTTATAAAGCATCAAACTTTTTGCACTTAGGTGTTACAAGACCAGAAGTTCATTTTATTGACAAATATGGTGGTTTTATTCATCGTAGAATACCAAGACATCATCAACTTAAAACAGGTTTATCTTTTAAAGAATCTGTCAAAACTTTAGGTCTGACAGCAAATGTTACCAAACCTAAAGATAGGTGGTTAATTAAGATTTAAAGCTCAAGAGGGTCAAACCCTAAAGACTCTGCTACTAACTTAGCTCTGTATCTAAAAGTTTTATCGTGCTTAGTCCAGGCACAAGTAGAAGTGTTCCACCTACTAGCGTGGATGGCTTCATGTGCCATTGTACGGATACAGGTCTCTATAAAGCCATTTCTAGCTGCTGATATTGTGATTATGTGTTCATACTTGTCTGCACCATCATCGTACAAGTAAGTTCCCATGGTGTCTGGATCGTAATCCACAATAAACTTTATCTGCTCTGCAAGAGGCATATTCCATTTATCGAAAGGCTCACACACCACAAGCATATTGTAGATATTCTTTAAGATAGTGGAGGTTAACTTCATACCTTTAGTATCTCTCCTCGGAACTCCACCTCATCCTCACCACAGACTTGGATCATCTCGGGCATAAGCATTCTGCCTCGATCCCAAGACAGCATTACTAGTCCAGAGCGCCAGTCCTTTGGCGAGTCCTCGGTGTAATCTGCGAACTGCATATTATTAGGTTCTGCTAGTGTGCCTGTCTGTACCCCCCAGATAGTCCTAGAATAGCCTGTAATGGGTTGACAAGCTAATACATGGGTATGACCTGTAATAATATTGGTTTGGGCTGCTACAGCGTTGTTATAGCCTGCGTATCTCCCACCCTTAAACCTGTGTTTAATTACAGTATCGTCATTAACCCAAAACGACCAACACCCCTCCCATAGAGGGAAGTGGTCTTTTAATTGGAATCCTTCTACACCCTCAAACTGACTAGCCTGTGCAGCAAGCATGGTCTCAAATCGCGCATCGTGATTACCAAGACACCAAATGAGCCTACAACCTGCTGGTCTTATCTTTTCTATCTCTCCTAAGTAAAACTTGTTGGCTTCAAGTTCTTCTTGGACAGTAGGTTTTTTATCCCAACCGATACGAGGAAACCGACTAATAGAACCACCATCAAAGGAATCGCCATTATTAACAATAATCGTTGGCTTAAAATACTCAATAAATTTAAGCAAAGCCTTATAAGCTGTAGTAGTGTCATCAGGATAAAAATGGGCATCGCTAAAAACAATAATACGACCTTTATCAAGTGCTGTTCCCCTTCTAACTGAGATTGGTGCTTGTTCTATTCTGTTTTCGTTTTTTGCTTTAAGCCTGGCGATGCGTTCTTCTTTTTGTTTTTTATTGTAATCGTCTCTAGGGTTTATTTCAGTTTCTAACTTAATCCCTAACCTAATTTCTACAGACCTTCTTCTATTCTGTATGCCTCTAGGACTCATCTTAATCTCGTTTGCCATCAGCATTGGACTAGGAAACTGTTTCCATTTGTCGGCAAACTCTTGGTCGGTCAAGTAATGTCCGTACTGATTTTTCATATATAGTTGAAACCATTAAGAAAATAGTTACAATTATA